AGCCTCCAAGCGTAAGTCAGGGATATTGCGTGGACTTATCAACTTATGAAGCTCGTACACGACCAACGTAACCACTATCTTACGTATCACCCTGTCTCGGTTGTCGCCTTTGATAAAGAAATTACTAGGTGCTACATCCCACTCCGTAGTATCAGGGACAAAGCCTATAAAAGATAAGTCCCCCGATACGGTGTTATCCTCATCTTCGCCCTTAGTTATAGGTCTGTTATCTGGGAATATCTTAGCTACTGGGTCAAAGTCTACTATCCCTATTGAGTTGGTATCGGCGGTTCTATCAGCAGCTAAGTAATATAACTTTACCTGTGGGTCTATTCTTTTAAAGAATATGGTATTGGTCTTGTCCCACCCTAAAATAAGATCGTGGTTGCCAGTGAAGGCATTTACGCTATATGCAAAGGCTGTGTCAGGCTTATTTCCAGTGGAGGGTTTTTCACAGAAGTAAATAGAGCCGTTCTCGGTAAGTTTTGTCCACTTGGAGATGTCAAAGTCCTCCGCCGATGTTACCTCTGTGGTGTTGTTAAAGATGTCATCTACCTGTACTTGTAGTGCTCCTTCGTCCTTTAAAAAGGAATGCGATACGCGGTCATTGACTGAATATGTTGCCGAGGGGTCGTATTTGGACTCAGTATATTGTGTTACGTCGCCGATCTGAAACGCTGTAGCATCAGCGTAGGGAATAATGTCTTTAAATATCTTGGCTACATCATAGCGGTGGCGTATCTTGGTTTCCACCATTGCTATCACATCCAGTTCAGCATCTAGGCGTACTGTATTGGGGGAGTGAGGGGTTTCCTGGCTTATCTGTGTAAGTATCGTGTCTAGGTCAGCCTCCCGTATCTCTGTAAAGTAATCTCGCTTGCGCAAGTATGGCATGTAAACAAAAGTACAAGATAAATTTGGAATTACAAACAAAACCCCCAACGGCTAAAAAGTCCTCCGACAAAAAATACCGCTGGGGGTCAACAAAAAGGTAGGGGCTATAGCTAAGGTAGCTAAATCTCCTTTAGGTTTTAATTTTTATTTCAAGTTCCAGCACTTCGCATATAGCCTGTAGGGTTGACATCCTTGGCGACTTCTTGCCCGTCTCAATAGAAGATATGGTGACATAACTCTTGCCTATTTTCTTTGCTAGCTGCTTTTGGAATATTCTCTTTTCCTTCCTGGCTGTCTTTATTATGTTGCGGTTTTCGGCATCCAAGTATATGATCTCTGAACCATTCAAGGTGATGTTTAAGGTTGTCATAAGTCCTCTTTGAGCTTATCCACTATTTCGCGTTCCTTCGCTGTCAATCCCTTAGAGTTGAAGCGTATCGCATTCTCTGAGTCCGCTACTTTCTCTATCATGGACTTGAAGGTTTTTATTTCGTCGCCTGACAGTTTGATGTTTAAGGTTGTTTGCTTAGTGGTTTTCATTCAAAATAATTTCTCTTTGTACCATATCGGCAATATAATGGATTGTTGATCCGGCATAATAAATACCATTATAACAAACGGTATTTATCTTTTTTCTAAACGGCCAATTCCCAAAAAGCTTTTGAACATTGTTGGCTTCTACCCATTTATATATTTCTTTGTATGTTTTCATTTTATTAGTTTATAATTTGCCCCTACCGATATTTCATTCATTTCATCAAGAGTAATTGATTCTAAGTCACCAACCTTTCTGATACCGCCAAAGAGATTTCCTGTCTTTAACTCCGTTAGTTGGACTTTCATGCCTCCACGATTGCATAAAAGATACTGCTTTCCTATAATCTCAAACCTGTCTCCAATACCGTATGTAATTTCTTGCTTCAATAGTTTAGTGGTTTTCAATCTTGTAGGTTTGCTAGTTCAGCAGCTAGGCGCTTCAATTCAGCTTCAAGCAACTTGGCAGCTTTTTGTTTTAGTATTATATGTTCGTTCATTATCTCACTAGCAAGGCTCGTTTTTAAGCCGTCTAAATATGCCACTGATTCCTCTCCATAAAGTTCAGCCGTACTAAATTCTCCTTCGGAATGCATATTGATCATAACACGCGCTATGTCCTTTTCGCCTCCAATTAAGGTATCTGACTTTTTCTGAATTAACTCCATTTGGCTCTTTAAGAGCATACCCTTTTCTAGTGTTTCTTGTTTCATGATTTACGTTTTGTTATTTCTGCCTTTCCCCACCATATCCTATATATTTGATTTCGCTGAGTTTTTACTATTATGTTTGATTCCTCTAAAATGGCGTTATAAAAGCCCAGTAAATGGCAAATATGTTGGAAAGTAGGGTCGTACATAACATCTGACCAAAATTCATCATACTGTGCCTCGTCTACATCAACTGTCTGATTATTAAAATGCTCTTGGATCATATCCATAGCTTCTGGGAGCATCATTGACGATCCGTCTTGTTTGCTAAAAACCGTACTCCCAAGACCATAAGGTATATGTTTGTTCCGATCTGTTGTTTTAATTATCTCAATTCGGAATTTATCTTTGTCCACCTTTATAGGTGATTTCTCTCTGGAAAACCAATACCCTGAAAAATCATCTTGTACCCTATAAGCGGTACTAAGGTCTACTTGGTCGCTCATCTTCTTGTATTCTATGGTTTCTTGTTTCATACCTTCGATTTTGCTTTAGAGCCAATTACTATAGCGTTATAAAATACCAACACCTGCCGTAAATCCTTACGCTCAAAATGGCGCTCGTCATAGTTGGGGCGAATCTTCTCCCTCAACCCATCAGTATCGGCACCCGCCATAATAAAGTCTATATCCACCACCTCGTTATTAAAATGGTTCTGGCAGTTATCTAAGGCTTCAACATACCATCCTACTAGTGGCCCCCGCAGGCTTTTGGTATCTACAGTGGTAGCTTCGTCACTTCCATACTTTAGCATCCTTATCATATTCTTTGCTGGCTTGCCCTTTGAATACCACAATCCCGAATGGCCTTTTACTTTGTATAAGTTGCTAAGGGGTGCTGTCTCGCTTATCTTTTTGAACTTGCGTATAGTGCCTTTTATTTGGGAGGTTTTGCCCTCCATGTCGTCATAGAATATCTTAGCAAGTGCTTCATCATACTCCTGTCTGGTAAAGGCTGCTCCATCTGGTCTTATTGGGTCGCCCCTAAATTCACCCTTCCAATTTTTCCAAAACTCCGTATCCTGCTTGTCTTGGAGTCCATACAATTCTACACAAGGATCGCAGTACTTTTGGTAGTCTACTTGGGATTCACATTTGATGCAATGGTTCATAACTTTTGGATGGTTACGTTCACTTTTTCAATAGTAAAGCCCTTCTCTCTCATTTCATGTGCCGATTGCCCTATTCCGTTTTCGTGAAATAATTTAGTAATAGCTAAACAAGTTGTATGCTCAGTAGCGAGTAATGATAATTGCATACTGCCATCTGGCGCAACCCATACATAAAATTCTTCATTAGTTATTGGTTCAATAAATTTATCTACCATAATTATTTCCTTTTCTTTTTGGGTTTGGGCTTTGGTTTAGGCTTCTTTGGTAGGTGCTTAGACATGATTTATAGTTTAGTTATGTAAATATTGCTGGTAAAATTCCTATTTCAATTCCTAAGTCATATATACTTACAATAACTAGTATCCAATACAGTATAGTTACTACAAGTTCCATTATACTAGTTTAGCCCTTATCAAAAACCCTCCATAATATCCATTATGTTCATTATGGTTAGCCATTTGAAAAACGCCATTATTAGTCTTTACATCTAGGAATTGTATTTCATGTTCTCCATAGGAATCATCATCATTAGAAGGGGTGCCGTCTTTTAATTCAAAATCAAGCAAGACATCCCCTACATAGTCATTTAGGTCATCATCTGTCCTCATGTATCTTGACTCACAACAACTCTGTCCATCATCCCAAAGATTGAGCTGTGTATCATCTGCAAATTCAAATATAAGTAGATTATCAGCTTCATTAAGCCGTACTTTATTGATTGTCTTACCTAGTGAAGCCTTAATAGAATTGACTGTCTCTTCATTTCCAGACAACATCCCTATCATTACACCCATTCCTAAATTCTTTCCCATACCCCAAAGTTACGAAAGTATGTGACAAAAACAAACTGTTGGTTAAAATGTTATGTTATGTGACTGAGCTAGGCAATATGCTAGTCTTGTAAGGGGTGCTTATGTGAACTGACTTGAATCCCCTCTTGCCTGGTGAAGTTGCATAACTAAGTACGATAGTTGCATAACTAAGTACGATAGTTGGATAAGTTACACCTATTTGGGGCGAATATGCCATAACTATGAGTCAATATACCTTACTCGGTAATCGTCCTCTTGTAAGAAATGTAATAAATTGGCATGGTCTTTATCCAACACTTTAATATTAACCATCGGTGAAATAACGTGGTAGGAATAGTGCTGCTCCTTCCTCTGAATAGTCTTACCGATTCTGCTTAAAAACCATTGTGGGTTTTGCTTCATACTTGCTGCAACGGTATTCCTTTTTCTTTGTAGTATTTAATTAGAGACTTCTTTGCCCAAGCAATATCTGCTTTTGTTAATGGCTCAATCCATGTGAATAATATTGGTCTTTCCATACTACTAAGATACAAAAAAGCCCCCACTCAGTTAAGAATGGAGGCTCGCTTAGTACCCTTCAGTTGCTTTTTACAGAAGCAACAAAACTGGATCAGTACAAGGTCAGTACAAAAGTTTCTTATAATCCTGACTCCATGCCCATTACATCCTAGATCACTCAACACTCGATTTGTATCTCCGACATACCGATTTCGCTTGACCTATCCATTTGGGGATGCGTAAGATTAGTCAGCATAAACTTGACTTTATCCAAAGGGTATATCTCCTTGAGTTGTTCAAATGTTAATGGCTTATCCTCTATTACCATCTCACACAAAGATTCCCATTGCTCAGTAGGCATTCCTTTTATCTCAAAACCGATTTGTACTCTTACGTTTACTGCTATCATAATATTATATTAACCTTTTCTATGCCGTGAATCCTCTCCAATAATTGCGTATAAGCATCTGGTGCAGTTTCGCCATTACCAGGATAATACTCTGCGGTAATACCGTCTCTTTCACCAACCCATATATACCCATTGGGGGCAAATGCTTCATAGTAATAGCATAGCTGATCGCCTTGCCTCTTTGAAAGTTCGCCGCCATGACATTCGACAATTACTCGTAGTTCTTTTAATGTTGCTCTATAGTTAGTCATTTTGCGAAATATTTATATCCTTAACCATTAAATGAACCGATCTAGGCGACTTATAATCTAGATACTTTTGAATTTGTCGGATACTATACCCATCTTTACGAAGGGCGCACGCCATTAGCTTTTTGGTTATCAGATTGCCCACGTTAAAGCTATGCGGCTTATCCAGCTTTCCCGTTCCTTTGCATATAGGGCAGTTAGCTTTATTTACAGTCATCTTCTAATAACTCATAAGTGACTTTATATTTAGCAATCTTGTATTCATCACTTTCAAACATCCCATGACAATTAGCTGTTCTGGCTTCTTGGACACTAGTAAAATCGTACTCATCACAATAAGCCCTGCTATATGAACCTACGGCTTCACCCGTATTTTTGTCAATGATGCGAAATACTACTTCTGGCTTTTTCTCTCTAGGTTTCATTTTTCTTGGTGTTTAGTTATATATACAATAATACGAAGTGTATACCACTTGGCTGCATTTTTGTACAACTATCTTTTGCAAATATCGCAACTCAATACCCTCCTATCTTCTTTGGGGCAAATACACGCTCGACAGTATGGTCTGCACCCTTTGATTGATAGCGCCTAAATTCATCCTTGAAGGCTTCACATATAAAATATCTAAATGTGTCGGATACGTGGCCTAATAACTCTATACCATTGACTTTAGGCTTTTTCATACTCCCATCAGTCTTTTCCTGAACTAACAAATAATCGTTAATACTTTCTCTGCAAGTATCGGAAATAACAATGCTTATGCCGCCATACATATACTCCAATATAGAATTAACAAATTCCGCACTTATTGCTACACGGGGATTCCCATTAGGCTTGCGTATAGACACGGGGAACCTTTCACCTATTGTATCTCTAAGCATAGTAAAGTAATTAACACCCTTTTCTAGCTTAGTATCTTCTTTGGCACTTGTAGCATCGCCATAGATGAACACTTTAGAAGACCATCCATTCAGTGTCGCCCACTTCCTAAACTCCTGAGCTACCTTCTGCACCTTATTATTGGGGTTTCGTAAACATATCTCATGAATCTGCCTTACCTCCACAGTTTCACCTGAGTAGTCCATCTGCCATATAGTTAAAGCAGGGTACGGATTCACGTTCTCATCAAAACTAATATGTAAAGGCTCTGTGGGATCAATGAATATATCATCCCTAACGTGTTTTAGTCTGTCGAAGCCTTTCCAGAACTTGTCGCCTACATCCCTATTGCCCCACTCTCCCAAAGCATATACAGTATACCAGTAAGGATTAGACAACTTCAAGGCTTCCAAGTCGGCTATCTGTTGACCTGACAGGAAAGCATTATCCTTATATGTGGAGTGGTGCGCTGTATAGTGGGAGGTGAATGACGATAACTTGCCTTTGAGGTTATAAGACACTGTTACTGTTGCCCTGAAACTCTTTTCTGCATGATCCTTAAAGAACTTGCGCCATAGCCAGAAAGTCTCATAGTCTACATCTGTTTCAGGGTTAAACGAAAATATCTCCTGTATGTAGTCAGCACGTATTGAGCGCATAGAGGTGGTAACGGTGATAAAGTCATCTTCTGTTATTTGGTTGCCTTCCTCATACCAGGCTCCAGTTGGGTCTTTAATACTCTTTAACTTGTCAGCCTTATCCAGTCCTCTGGCTATAAACTTATTCCCGTTAAAACACACTATCTCAAGTGGTGATACTTTAAAGGTGAACAGCCTTGACAGTCCTAACATATCCACTATGTCTTTTAATGTTTGCCACTGGGAGTCTTTTATGGACTCATAGGTTTTACGTATTAAGATGTATCTAAAGTAGTCCTCAGACATACAGCGTATTATCAATTTAATACCTGTAGACATGGACTTGGAAGAGTTTCGGGAACCGTATAAGAACAGGTAGCGGTCTTTGTTGTCGTATAAGTCGGCAAATCTAGGGTTCACCAGCTTCTTAAAGGGAGGTATAGATACTTCTACTGTGGGCATCCTGAACGTTCGCGTAACTCTTCAAGTGTAAAATATAGCCTTTGATCTCTTGTTCCATTTTCACTATTGCACCCTAAACACAATACTCTATTCTTTTTATAAGTATTGTTGCCCCTGTCTGGGCTTGCCTTGGAATGAACGTGCTCGTAGGTAGCTGTATTTTTGGGGAAGGTTCTTATTTCGCCTCTTTCTCTAGGTAGAGTTTCTGGCAATACCATCTTCACTCCACATTGAGGACAGTGAGGATTCTTCTTATACGTTCTTTTGACAAACCTTCTATGCTGTTTTGTTTTCAATAGCTTGTATTCTCTCTGCCATTATCTCTTTAGATATTTAAAGCTCCAATTGCATATTCTTACTGTTTTTGTGTAGCCGTTTCTCTCTGAAAATAATAGGGGGTGCATGGTAAAGTTCTTGCCTGAAATGCCAATACCAAATATACGTATCCAAAAGAAGTTGTTTTCAAAGTAATAAGATAAGTGGTTCATAACGCTATCTCAAATTCAAAGGGTTCTATTGTTTAATCGAAGCCAACATTCTCTCGTAAAGAATCAGCCTATCTTTGAACTTGGCTTGATGCTCCTTGTCCCGTACCTTTCTGTCGTTTGATCTGTCAGGATCGTTAATATTTGATTCAAATTGACCTATATGAATTTTTTGAGTCTTTACTTTTTCTTCTATTTGACTCATCACGCTTTTATATACTATTATGTCCATTAGATTATAGGTTCTTTTTTATAAATCTTCTCGCCCTTTTGCTGGGTGCGCGCCCTGTCTATGCAACATTGGGTTACTGTTACTAACATAGCTTATTTTTTAGGAAGTTGACAATGCTCACATTCAACAATTGTCATAGAATAATATTTACGGCCTATCCATTTATGAACACAATTAAGCTGCTTATACATTTTCCCTAGACTTTTATGGGTCTTGATTTTCTCTGAATGAGATAATGTGTCCCACCATTTATTAGCTTATTCAATATCTTCCCTAGCATATTCAATAGCCTCTTGTTCCGTTAATGTACGTACCATAATATCATTTTAACTTCATACATTCCTAGTTAGCTGCAACCCATGACCCAACTCCCCTACTATCCTAACCACAAGCCCATGAGAAGGATTGCCCCTGCCGTTCTCTACAGTTGACAAGTAAGAGCGCGTTATACCCACCTTTGAAGCCAGCTCCATTTGAGATAGCTTCCTTTCCTTGCGTATTGACTTTAGGATAGTTAAGTCCATTACTCTAAGGTGTTAATATCTATTGCGAGCCCTTCGTCTATTAGTCCAAATACATCGAAGTGCCACTCAAAAAGTATTGCTACTACACTGTACGGTAATCTGTTTTGGATTTTGAAGGCCGTATCGTACGGGCCATGTTCAGGGAATATGGTACTAGGCACAAACTTCTCCCCGTTGTGCTCTATCTCTTTGGTGAGGTCGGAAAGTGGGCGCAGGATGGGCTTGATCTTATCAAGGTGACAAGGTGCTATCCCCAAGCTTGTTGCCCCAATAAATTCATCACTAAAAATTACCGCTACGTTTTCCATTGCATCTAATCCAATCAGTAATCCAACGACAAATTCATCTTCTGTTTTCTCGCAACTAAACTTAGTTTCATACGGCAAGTACGGTGCTAGATGTTTGAGTTCTAGCTTCATAGCATTTAGGTTCATTTGTTGCATTTAAGAAATAGGTTAATGCCATTGCACATTTGATTGTGGCTTAACTCATAATTGAAATGCTCTAATATTAGGGCTGATATTTTTCTACACACATCTCTGTTTACTGTGACATCTTGAAAGTTTTCGACAGTAGTTGTCAGATGCGAAAAAGACAACTCATCCCTCCACTGCTCAAGCAATGAATGTACGGTATACATCAGCAGCTTATACTTTTCTGTTAATAGCTTGTCAGGATCAGCGGCTTTACGTTTAGTTGCAATATCATTATATAGCTTATCTAATTCACTCATGCCATGTTGTTAAATAAATGCCCGTAGAATTGAGCCTTTAATACTTGGCTAAGTTAACACTTAATAGCCAATATCCTAACTAGTTGCTAACACTTCGCGTTGTGACCCTCAGATGTTATCATAAGAATAATAGAAAGCGAGTAAGCTGCTATTTGATATTCTATATCAAAGTTGAGTGCCCATCCAATTAAACCATCCATAAAACTTATTCCAGATGCCCAATAGTATACACTAGCCATCAACTTATGATCCTTTGATTCCTGCCCCCTCTCGTAGTCCGTAACGAACGATTGGCACTCAGGCATAGTTCCGTGATACAATACGTCGTCGGAGTCATTAAAGACGCTGAAAGCCCGCCTTACAGCCCGAATATGTACTCTATCGCGTTTCATTCTATCATGTCAGGTGCTTCCTGAATAGTGACTATGATCTTGTTCTCAGTGCCCCCCATTAGTTCAGTAGGAATTAAACGCGCAGCAATCATATAAAACTCTTTAGGGTTATCGACTGCAAATTTGGCTAACGTACACTCCCCTTTTTCTTCAAGATCAAGAATAGTCTTTATCAATAGACCCTTGAAGGTGTTGGTTAGGTTATTCTCGTTCACCGTTCCCTTCTGTCGTCCTGCTGGATTACCGCTTTTACCTTTTTTAAACTTCATATACTCTTTGCCTGCTCTTTACCTGTTATTTGCAGGGAATTTACTTAGCCTCCAATGTCCAAAATTCTATTCCGTAGTCCTTACCCTTATTTTCGCCGTGATACTCTAAAGCCTCATTAAAAGACTTTACATCAGCGTTATATTGATCTTTTACACAATGTAGATAATAATGGTTTGCTGCTATATGCTTTTGGAAAACTACAGGCTCTTGGACTATTCCTTTTATTTGTTCCTGTATTACATATAATGTGAAATTCATAATATGTGTCATGTCTTATAGGGTTTGGGAGTTCACTTCAACTTGAATCTTTTATTAAAACGCCATATTTTAAATTGGGTTCTTGGCATATACCATCCTGTTTTTACAGCCTCAATTGACATCCAATCCCATAGAAAGTTCATAAACCTTATCCTGAATTTCAGCCATTTAGGAAAGTGAACCCATTTAATATCTTTAGCTGAAAGTTCGCCTACTTCTGAAAGAGCTTTTTCCTTCCAGTTCATTTGTAACAATTTATGCCCAAAATTACAGCTTTTTGTGTTTGTCAATAACAGTAAGCCTCACTCCTAGTCCTCGACCGTCGAAAGAACCCAACGTTAAAACGGGGCTTATCTTATAAATGCCTACCTCGTCTAAGTCCCCGTCTGTGGTAGTGTACTCTAAGAAGTTGCCGTTTATGCCACATAACCAAGTATCTATAGTTCCTGATTCGGGCTTTTCGACATCGAATTTAAGACCTGTAGCGCCGACCATACTTTCGAGCATATTTATTTTTATGAGTACTCCGACATCGCCGCGAACGGCTTTAGTTCCTACAGCCATTCCTTAGAATAATTTTGGTTGTCGTCTTTGTCGCCGTCGTCACGCTATGAACTTGGCACCTTATTCCGCAACCGCATGTGCAAAGGTTATATCCGCTTCCTGCCATTGTTTATATTTATTACGGTAATTTCATCCTTATCTCTGGTACTGGCATAACTAGTCACAACGAGCGGACGCGGGTCGTGCATTGGACATAAGCCCTGATTCCAGCCGCAAGTACATACTACCATATAGTTCATCATAAGCCTGATTCCAAAGATACTGTATCGAGGCTGGAAATCAAAATAATAGTTGTCGTAATCCCCGACTCTGGCTCTATCTGAGTGGTAATTCCTGACACCAAATTTATGGTAAGACTTGCTGCCCCCCCGCGCCGCAACTTCCCCGTGATGGTACTCAATCCCTCAATAGCGCCTTGTAGCTGCCCAGCGCCAACAATAAGACCTGAAAGCGTCGCAGCACCCTCTATGGCTCCTGCAAGTTCACCCGTAGCATTTATGGATGCAGATAAAGTACTGGCTCCCTCTATTGACCCCGCCAATTCTCCTGTTGCGCTTACATTGCCACTGAATGTGCTTGAGCCGCTGATAGTTCCACTCAAAGCTCCTATACCCGTTAGGGTGCCACTTATCGTAGCTAACCCTTCTATGGTCCCCGGCGGTGCAAAACCGCTTATATCCCCGCTTAAAGTACTTGACCCCTCTATGGAGCCTTCTAACGCGCCCGTTGCTGATATGTCGCCACTCAACGTAGCTACACCAGATATAACACCAGCTATGCTCCCAAGCCCCCCCATATCCCCAACCAAAGTTCCCACTCCTTCCACAGAACCCGCTATTGGATTGGTGCATCCTGTATTTTCGGTAATGTCAGTAGTACCTTTATCTAACGTAGTCCCTACAGCCAAGGCCACAGCATGACCCATCTCGGTGGCATTATTGGTATA